CAAACACTGGTTTTACATTGGACCAGATGTACGCGCCTTTACGTGCATAGCAAAACTTCACGCAAGAGTCTGCCATAGGACATATTAGTTTACCAGACTGTGATTTGTATGCTGGTAGGCCAAAGTTGAATACTCGTACGCCTAACTCTTGACTTGTTTTTTTAAGTTTACTATTTTGTGTAAGTAGATTCATAACGCAATATTTATTAGTTTATTATATTATCTATTTAGTTTCGTATTTAGTCTGTAAGCTAATCTAGTAATGCCATGTAAGCTTCCGGATTATTTACTCTAAACCACGTTAACGCACGATCAAAATCTTTAATCATTTTATCGTTTACTCTTTTAGGAGCTTTAGCAAAAACTACATTGCACCCCATAATAAAGTCGTATATACTAAGCTCTATATTGTTTAGCTCATACGTTTCACCGCTAAACATATTAGTAACGGTTTCGCCTTCGGTATATAATTCACCGTTAAACCAATTAGGCAGTTTCTGTTTCTTCTTCGCTGACATAACCTTCATCTATTAATTCATCTGTAATTTCTTCGGCTAAACGATCACGTAAATAATCGTAACACTCTCGTACGGCATCGCTTACATAATATGCATCTAAGTCGTCAACATATATTTTACCACCGTCTGCGATCGCATCTTCTAGTCTACCAGATAGATCATTCTCGTAGTAATGTACATCTTCGTTTATACTTATATGCTCAGGGTTATGTGTTGCAATAAAAACCTCATAGCCGTCTGCAGTTGATTCGGCATACACCCAAAAGTCGGCATAGTTAGGCCAGTCGTCAACTAGTTCAGTGTCGTAGTAATCTTGTACTGCGCATAGCATACTTTCTTCGCTCGCGTCTTCAGGGAAGCCACGCTTGTCAAGCATTTGTTCGATCAACTCGTCGGTAATAATTTTACTCATAATTAAATTTTTAATAGTTACACTTATATTATCAGGCTATCGTCGTATTTATCTTGTAAGTTGATAAAACTTATAACTAGTATACACATTGCCTTTCGTTTTTACACGCAAAATATTATTTACGTTTATAGTTCGGTAGCCACGGTCGTCCATTGAAAATACAATAATGTTACCGCTTGCTGCCGCATCGTACTTAAGTTTACCACCGTTAAGGTGTGATTTTACACCAAACCGTGCATTGAAACTTCTAATAGTTCCGTCTTTTTTAACGAAGGTGATATGAAATATTTTACCGTCGTTAAGATCTTTCGTTACATTTAATTTCCAGCTCATAATAATTAATTTTAAAGTTAGTGGACGTGGCAGGAATCGAACCTACGTTACTACAATTTAGGTACCGCTCCTCGCGGTATCTTTACGGCATTCGCCCACCTATTTTGTAGTCTAACCATTTCACGCCCAGTTGAGAGGCGGATAGCACTGGAATGTTAGGGACGCACGTCATTTACTAGTATGCCCTGACTTATACCCTTTTCTCTGTTTATACTATCTTTCGCTGTCATCGTTCACACAATTACAGGTGATCAAACCCTAGTGTCGTCAATATCTTGGCTTCCAGACTTAAACCTCTCTGCTAGCAATTCACTTATGTGTATTTTACCTGTGGCATTTAGCAACGAAAATACCTAATTAAGCTACTCGTCTAGCTAAGCACCGCGATCATCGAGCCGTTTCTCGCATCCCGCTAAGGAATCACGCCTTTAGTCACACGGTGCGTTGTGTAACAAATAAACTATTCTTTAGTTTTCTTTATAAATTTGTCGCCGTACTTTACATCGAACATACCGCATTCGAATAGGTTTACGTTTGCCCAAGTACAGAAGCTGTTGAACTCGCTGATTGTGAGATCAGTCCAGAGTAGTTTGTTTTCAAACTTAGTGATAAGTCGGCTTGCACTTGAATACTTTTCGGCTTCACTTAATAATCTTTTTTGGTATTTACTTTTTAGTTGTTGAAATAAATTTGTCATAGTATTGTTTTTTTAATGTTACATATATATTATCTATTGTGCTTCGTGTTTAGACTGTAAATTGTTCTAAGGCTAATTCGATCGTACGTTGCATAACTGCACTGTGTACAGCATTGAAGTCGCTGTCGGCAATATCTTCACCATCGAGAGTCCATTCAGTATTTTTATATAACTGTTCGAACCACCAGTCTGCTTGTGCACTTGCACTATTCTCTATTATTTTTTTATACTTACCTTGCATATGTATACCCTTTATAGTTAAACCATTCTTTCATTCCATCTTTATCGGTATCGGGATTGTATATAAATCCGAATGCAGTGGGTAACTCGTCTAATAAGTAACCTGTGAATACTTTTCTGCCGATTTTTGCGGTAGGCTTACCGTCTACTTTGTAAAATTGAATTTTGTTCATTTGTTTATTTTTTATTGTTACACTAATATTATCTATTTGTTTTCGTATTCGCTCTGTAAATCGATTTCTTCATTTATATACCTCGCTATTTCGTAATAGTTTACGTCACTTAAAAAAGCTTTGGCATAATCTACTAATACTGAATTAGCACCGTCCTTAGCACAGTTAGAAAATAAATACTCATCTAACCATTCTTGGAGTTCTTCAGCGGTGACATGATCGGACCACACTACATTGCTGAATATTTCTAAGTTTACTCGCCAAGTGGCGTAGTTTGTCCACCCGTTATAATCTATAGTACTCATAACTTTTCATATTTTAAAGATTTGTATGCGTTTACTTTTGCTGACTCGGATACAGCATTGCGGAATTGTATTTCACGATTACGATACTGTTCATCGGTACACCATTTTCGCCAAGCACGGGAGGTAGTATTTTCGCCCCACTTTGCTTCGAATTCTTCTACTTGCTTTAACTTTGCCGCTATTTGTTCACTTGTAATATTCATAACTGTTCCTCCACATTTTCTAAATCTAATCTTGCCTCTACATTTTCTAAAGCCAATTTATAACCGTACTGAATAGCCATTTGCATTAGTATAAAATCCGCACTACCACCATTAGATTGAGCAAACTCTTCTAAGTACTCTCGCGAGTCGGGTGTAGCAACTATTAATCTACCCTTCGGGCTTAGATTTGTTAATTCATTACTGATAAATTCTTTGATACTTTCCATAATTATATTTTTATTTGTTACATTAATATTATCTATCGGTGGTCGTATTTAGACTGTATACTCCTTACTCGTATCAGTATATATTTTACCGTCCGTATGTGTCATCCACTCTATACAACCCATACAAAAACCTTCCTGTATTAAAAACTCTTCCGGATTTTTAATCCACTTATCTAATCTTAATTCAAAACGGTATACTGTACCGTCTGAAAAATCTAATACTGTTAAATACATATCTTTACTTTTTAAAAATTCCACTCTTTAGAATATAGTTTACTATCGATCACCTCTTGTACACCGCCATTCACCGCTTTGATCACATTTCGCAGTAGGTGAAACGGATTTTTATAATCATATATACAGTCAGGTAAATTCGGACCTCTCCAACCACACTGCATGTTACTGATTGCAAAACTTGTTCCACTACTATTGGTGTATCGGTAGCCTACTGTACCGGACTGATTTTCGTACACGAAAAGTGTTTTTGGATTTAACCCACTTCTCTGTTGTGTGTTTACTTTTCCTATTAATTTTTTCATAGTTCACTTAGTTTTATTTGTTACATTTATATTATCTATTACTATTCGTATTTACTTTGTAAAAGTAATACTTTTGTTTACTCATTTTTTTTTCTTTACATATATAGCTTCACCTCTCTTGATCTGAGTTTACCTTTCACTTCAAAAAAAGTGTGACGTTAGGTAGTTATATTATTAGAGTAAGGGGCTATTGTCGCACTATTCCATGCCCACTAACTCTATATTATATTTCTGTGCTGCGAATTTCATAAGTATTTCAGTGAAGTGTCTCCCATCACCGTATAGATTTTCTATGTACCCTGCACTGTGAAAATATTGTAGTGCATTCATTACCTCTGATTTTTTTACTCTTGTCATAATTACTATTTTTATTTGTTACACTTATATTATCTAAAGTCGATCGTGTCCGGCCTGTAAATTGCTATACGCTTCGCTTCGCTCCGCTTCTTTACTTCACTGATCCGTTATTTAAATATGGTGTAGGACGGAGTCTACTCTTCCATAACCGGTGAGGTTACGGCCCCTTTGCTATACACCCGTGGTCGGGTGATGTTATGTTAGTACCAGGTTGTTTCCCTTGGCGCTGGTCCGAGTGCTTTTCGGAACTGTTTTGCTTTTGCGATTACGAATAAGATCGTGTGCTTGAATTTTCTCATAGTTTTAATTGTTTAATGTTAGTGGATGCGATAGGATTCGAACCTATACCCCGTACCGTATCTCCTCCCTGAGTTCCTAGTACGATCAACCGATGCCACACCCGTTTGGGGTCCGAGGACGTGATTATATCACATCACTCGGGTCCATGTCTCTGACGAACTTAGGTAAGTCAAACGTCTGAGAGTAGTACTTGTACTTGTTGAAACATTTCATGTTGTCAAATCTTTCTTTGTGGAAAGTATACACTTTGTCGTGGTTGTACTTGTGTACTTTGCCATCCCAGTCTGTGAATTGTACGATCACATTTTTACCGATCAATGACTTTCTGATGATGAATCTTTTAGATACTAATACTTCTTGTTTTGTTTTTTTAGTTTTCATAATTTACTATTTATTTGTTATACATTTATTTTATCTACTTTACTTCGTATTTAGATTGTAAATACTTTTTTATTATTTTATTTTAATTACACTTATATTATCTACTCCACTCCGTACCCAGTCTGTAAGTGCTATACGCGTTGCTGTACACGCTTCGCGCTATCGCGCTCCGCGTTATTGATCAGGGTTCCAGGATCTCGGTCCCGATAACCTTGCTTGTGATCTCGTTGCTGTAGCAGACCTTCAGATAGTTATCCAGGTGTTGCTCGCTGTTGAACCGAATGACCCGTGAGTTGTAGTTCCCGAGCCAGTTCTTCGTGTCGATCCGGACTAGCATAGCGATGGGTATACATTTTCATTTACAAAATCCCAGTGTTCATCGTTCAGATAATCGATCTGCTCTTCGGTTAGGACCGTGCCGTCTTCCAGCTCAGCTGATACCAGATACGCGTCGCAAAAGTCAGGGTAGTCTTGCATGTCTATACCCTCAAATTCCATGTGTCTTATTTGTGTTAAATCTATATACATAACTATTAATTTTTATATTCAACTATATTATCTACTATACCTCGTATCAGGACTGTAAATGCTATACGCGTATGCTATACGCTACGCGCTGCGCGCTCCGCTGCTTACGCCTGCAACGACCGGGAAAAGCTAAAACCTGTACAGAAATTAGTTAGTCGCTAGTTGCACTGCTATAGTAACCGCAACCGTAATCCCGGAACCTCAACGCTAAAACGAAAAACGACAGGGGGGCTGGTCAAAAGAAACAGCTTTCCCATTCGATGGGGTATATGTATATATGTATATTAAGCCCTTTAGTTCCCTATATCTAACAAAAATACGACGGTAGCCCTTTATGTTATATGAGTAGTACCCTAGCGTCGCGTTTAAGAACAGTATTTACTATGTAATTATACTAAAATAACTAAAAACAAACATTATGAGAAAAGGGATCGGACCTCGTGGTTTAGGTGTATCGCCGTTAAAACAGACCAAGAGGCAAAGTATAATGCAGAACGAAGATGGTAGTGCCTACACTAAGGAGCAACAGGCAAAAGAGCATGGACAAAAACTGGTTAATAGCGTGCAAAATGTACCTTATGAAGGCCCAACCCAGGGTTCAGGTGCTATAGGTCTCATAGGCGGAGCCGCAGCTAAGGGTTTAGCCGCTATTGGTAGAGAAGTACTAAAAAGAGGAGCAGGCCCTTCTAAAACGGGTAATGTACTAATAAAAACTGCTCAAAAAATATTAAAGAAAACAAATCCAAAGCCCAAGCATAACCCCCATTTACGAGCAGGTTCTTATGGTAACGATACTTTTGATGCCAGAAGCCGAACATTTTACGGACAAAAACCAGGAAGTAACTAAAACAATGATTATGAAAAAAGGAATTGGGCCTCGCGGGTTAGGTATTTCACCTTTAAAACAAGCTGATTATACTAAAGAACAGGAGAAAGCAATAAAACGAAACTACCCAAACTTTAATAGAGAAACCGATACTCTAATTTCCGGCACATCAAACAGCTTGAGTGGTGCCAGACACTTTAATACATACAATAGAAAGAATGCTTTAAACAAAGGCAAGATAAAAGATTATAATATAAAGAAATCTTTTGCTGAAAAAAAGGATGGGAAGACAACATACTACACAGTAAGCGAAAAAAACAAATAAAATAAGCAATGCCACAAAAATTATCGCCTGCGGCGAGGAGGAGAAAGGCTGCAAGGGACTTAGCTTATGCTAATTCACCAGCAAGAAAGGCAAAAAGAGCTGAAAATCAGCGTTTAAGGCGTGCCGCAAAGAAAGCAGGTAAGAATATTGATGGTAAAGACTTTGATCACAAGACAAGAACCTTCAAAACAGTAGCTAAAAACCGTGGAAATGACGGTCAGGGTACAAAAAAGGAAGGAAAACGAAAATATAAAACAACAAAAGCAAGATAATGGCAAGAATTAAGACATATGCACTCGATTCTGAGATAAATACAGCCGATAAAATAATCGGAAGTGACGGAAAACCGGGTAGTACATACGGAGATACAAAAAATTACAGTATTTCAAGCCTAGCAAGCTACTTTTCTGGAGGCGAAGGCGCTGCAGGGGACTCTGCATACCAAGTTTGGCTAGATAATGGCAATACCGGAACAGAACAAGACTTTTTAGATAGCTTAATTGGCGCTGCGGGTGCGCAAGGACCCACTGGGGCAGCTGGGGCTCAAGGTGCCGCTGGTGCAGACGGTACATCTATAACAATACAAGGTACAAAAAACACAGTAGGTGATCTGCCGGCATCGGGAGACGTAGGAGATTTATGGATTATAGATACCGCAGGAGGTGGTGCTGACGCTGGTGATGGATATGTATGGACAGATGGAGGGCAATGGCTTAATATTGGACCACTAAGAGGCCCGCAAGGTATTCAAGGAGCACAAGGTGCCCAAGGCATACAGGGTATTCAAGGAGATCAAGGTATACAGGGTATACAGGGTGTTGCAGGAACAAATGGTACAGAATGGGAAAGAGTAAGTAACGTTACTGTAAAAATATGTGATCAAAACGGGAATGCAACAGGAGACTATGCTGCGCTGTCGTATGACAATGCAAATGTAAAAATGTATAGAGCATCAATCGAGAGCTCTTCTACTGACTTTATGTATTACTTTTCAGTAGACCTTACCGTAACAGGTAATGCTGCGGCAGAAACATTTTATAACGGCACCAACGCAATATCTTTATTATTTACCGGAATGCCTGATGATATTAATAATTCAATATTTAACCATCAAGTTTTTGCGTCTCTTGATTTCGTTGCTTCAGGAGCTAATAAGCAAGTAACCTCGGCACAGGGCGTTTTTGTGGCTGCTGACCGAATTAAAATTGCTGTTTCTTCAATAGATCTTGTAACAAATAGATATCAAGGGCTAGAAGGTTTTAGCACAGAATTTATTGATGGAGCTCAAAACGCTTTAGCTATAAGAGTTAGCGGTATGTTCATCGCTGAATAATTTAAAAAAAACGCGCAGGCGCGTAATTATACATATATTAATAACCTTTAAAACCAAAACCAATGACGTTTTATTATTCGACTAATACGTGGAGTAGTCAACCACAACCAAACGAAAACCATTTGAAACTATGGAACCATATTGCCGATAAGGCAAACTGGCGAATCGTCCAGTTACCAAATGGATATTACCAAACTGAATACAAGGACCTACGCAAAGATGACGAGTGGTGTGATGTTACAAGGCGCGAAAGTATAGAAGCGGCCGAAACATCGATCGATAAAACAATCGAGCACTATCTAAAAAAGATAGACTTTGCAAATGGACCTAAAGTAGTAAAAACATTCGAAAAGTAATACAAATAAAAATTTAATTAAATGGAATTTAATAACCCAAGTCAGATAGTTAAAGATCTGACATTTGGCAGTGATGCCAGTAGTAAGATAATGTCAGGCGTCGAACAGTTAACTAACGCAGTAAAATCCACGCTAGGAGCAAGTGGTAAATGCGTTATCTATGAGGACGCCATGGGAAGACCGGTGATTACAAAAGATGGTGTAACCGTTGCAGAAAGCGTAGTCTTGATAGACCCGGTCGAAAATATTGGAGCGACCTTAATTAAGGAAGCTGCAAGTAATACAGTTAAAGAAGCGGGGGACGGTACCACTACGGCTACTGTCCTTGCGTATTCGCTTTTAAAGCAAATAAAAGAAACAAACAATGAAGAAACGATTAGAAGCATTAAAGCTGGCATTCAACAATGCAGCGAAAAAGTTATGGTTTATCTTGATAAAACCAGTACTCCAGTTGAAGGCGAAATGTTACGGCAAGTTGCTACAATTTCATGTAACAATGACAAAGAGCTTGGAGAACAAATTGGAAAAGCTTACGAAAAAGTTGGCCGCGATGGAGTCGTTTTAATGGAGGAGTCGGAAACAAATGAAACTTATATTGAATTTGTTGACGGCGCACAGTTTGAAAGTGGTTTAAAATCACAACACCTAGCTACAGATAAAGATAAACTTATATCAACGCTAGAAGAGCCGTATGTTCTTATTATAGGCTCTAAGATACCAAACATACGAAAGATACAAAGCGTACTAGAATTTGTTATTAAAAACAAAAAACCTTTACTTATTGTGGCGGATATGGAGCAGCAGCCTTATGCTACTCTTGTTGCAAACAAAGTAAAAGGCAATATTAAAGTTAACATTGTAGACCCGCCGGGGTTTGGCCCAACTAAAATGGATTCAATGGAAGACTTAGCGTTTTTAACAGGAGCCAAGCTAATAAATGAAGAACTAGGTGATGATCTTGATTTAATTGATCCTTCTGTGTTAGGTCAAGCAGTAAAAGCTGTTACCGATAATAAAAACACCGTATTACAAATAGGTGATTTAGGTGAAGCTCTTGACGAACGCATAGAAAGTGTTAAGGCTAAAATTAAAGACGAAACGCACGGATATATTAAAAAGAAGCTTGAACAAAGACTTGCAATGCTTTCGGGTATTGTTGGTATTGTAAGAGTTGGTGCTGATAGTAAAGTTGAGCTTAAAGAAAAGAAAGATAGGGTTGAAGATGCAATTCACGCTACTAAGGCCGCTTTAAAAGAAGGTATTGTTGCCGGCGGAGGGGTTGCATTATTGAACGCGTCCCAAAAAGTAAAAGCTAATTCTATAGGAGAAAGACTATTATTAGACGCTATAGTTGCGCCTTATAGAACAATACTAGAAAATGCCGGACTAGAGGTAGATCTTGATGTTAAAAGAAAAGGTTACGGTATAGATGTTATTACAGGTAAAACTGTAAATATGATTAAGAATGGAATCATAGACCCGGTTTTGGTAACAAAATCGGCGCTCAAAAACGCGGTTAGTGTAGCAACAACGATTGTTTCTGCAGATTGTATAATCAGTAATAAAAGATTAGGCGATGCAAGCAATTAACCACTACGTAATAATAGATAAAATAAAAGAGGCTCCGAAGAAAGTAGGCGGCCTTGAATTAACAGAATCGCAAGATAAAGACGTTAGATATTTAAAAGGTAAAGTTCTCAGTGTTGGCGATCAAGTTCCTGTTGTAAAAAAAGATGATATTGTAAGATATGACAAACACGCAGGGCACGGTATACAATATAACGATACTCTTTACTACGTAATTAAAGTTAGCGATATAGTTATAGTAGAATGAGATTAAGTTCAAGTGACTTAAGAGAAATGCAATTATTTAAGTATTACAGGCTCGTTCGTAAATGGGCCTGTAAATCTTATGATATATTAGATGCTGATTTAGAACTTTTAATCTATTTAGATTGCAAAGGTCATTTTACACGTAATGAATTTAAAGAAGGGTGTTATACATACAGCTGGGATAAAGCGCGATGGGAGCGGCTAAGAAGAAACGGCTGGATAGATGTATGGCGCCATAGAAACCGCACAACTATAAAGTACAGTGTGTATAAGACATCAATAAAAACTAAACATTTAATTAACCGTATTTATAGGATATTACTGGCGGAAGAAGATATACCAACATCAGAAGCAAGTGTATTTTATAAAAACAAATCGTACTCGGATAAAGTTTATAATAAAGCTATAGACGATATGATTAAAGACAAAGAAAGATAATCATGCCTTACAAACAAGCACCGAAGTCAATGGCTTTGAAAGCATTGATCGGAAAACAGAAAAACTTACCAGAAGCATTAAAAGCAAAAATTTTAGCAGCACCAGAAACTCCGGCTAAGCAAGCCAAGGTTGTAGCCCAAAAAACTACAATCGATAAAAAAACAGGTAAAAAAACAGTAGAAAAACCAAAAGAGTTAGCTACTGAAAAAATAACAGCTGAAGAGTTTTTTAAAAAGGAAGGTGCTAAAGCTGACAAAAAGACTTTAGAAAGAATGAGCTCTGATAAATATAAATCTCCCGCTAAAAAATATAAAAAATAAAGCTATGGCAAATAATCCAATAACTCAAAGAGTAAAAGCAGCTTTTAGCAAACTTACCTATCCTGTAAATCAAGAAGTAACCTTGAATGCAGACGGAACGGGTGGGCCAATTATATCGCCTAGCGGCCACGTAGGTAAAGCGCCTTCATGTGGATGCGGCCAAAAAACTTGCAACTGCGGTAAATCACCCAATAAAATGGGGTATAGCTCTCCGGCCAAACAAACTAAAAAACCTAAGTTTACTGATAAGCTTTATGAAAAAGCAGAAGTAATAAAAGATAAAATGAAAAATCTTGAGAAAGATGCGTTTATTAGATCTAATTATTCTTCTGAAGGTTACGAAGAAAGCAAAGAAGAAAAAAAAGCTCAAAGAAAATTAAAAAGACTAGGTAAAAAACTTACTCGGGTAGAAAAAAGAGAAAAGAAAAAAAGAGCCAAATACAATTATTAATGGGTTTTAATTTAAAAACTAAAGGCGAGCTTTTTGGTATTAACGAAGAGCTGTCTACGTATAACAACCCTGTATTTGAAAAAAAATTAGGAGACGGTATAATTGCAGAAGCAAATAGAGATGGTACAACATTTGTAGATTCTAGTGTTTCTGATGCTAAAAAGAAAGAGGCTGTTGATCACGAAAATGTGCATCACGAGCAAATGCAACAAGGTAAGTTAGATTATACCGAAGATACAGTAACTTGGAAAAAGGATACTAAATCTCCTGCTAGAGTATATAAAAGAGATCAAGGAACACTAATAGCTATGGATTCAGGCAAAGCTGACGCAGAAGGCGGAGACTTTGAATGGGAACGAGAAGCTTATAAAAAATCATAATTATGGGATATAAATGCAAACCAATAACGCAAAAAGCTAAAAGCTCACCATTCAAAATGAATACGGCATTAGTATATGGAGCTGGCGATATGAGTAAAAAATTTGTGGACGCCGCCGGAGCTATGGGTAAAGGTATAGACGAATCTACAGGTAACAATAAAGAAACTAACGACGAATAGCATGTACAATAAACCAATCACACAAAGAGTAGCTTTTGCTAGGGGCAAAAAGCCATCTGCTTTAAAGCAAACAGAAGATACGACTGTATTAAACAAGGAACAAATCCCAGTAGTCGTAGATAAGAAAACAACAAAATTACCTGATACAGTAGAAACGCAAACTATAAAAGGCGATTTAATACCTAAAGAGAAATCTAAAAATAGAGTTAAAAAAGGAACGCCGGAATATGAGCAATATGTTAGAGAAAAAAAGCGTTGCTCTCAACTTACTAACGAACAAAAGCTTGACCCTAAAAACAAATGTACTGGGTTTGCCCAAAAAAGAGAGGCAGATAAAGAGGTAGAAGTTGTTGTGCCAGGAGGTGAAGCTACTGTCGAGGCACCTCAATACATGTATGACACTGGTGACGCGATGCCTGCTTGGATGCAGAGAAGCGTCGAAAGAGGCCTTTCGCAAAGCGCTAGAAAAACCGGTAAGTTTGCTTCTAAATTAGCTAAAGACCAGAAAAAATTAGCTAAGTTAAAAGAGGCTGGAAAAACTGATTCACCAAAATATGCAAAATTAAAAGCAAGGGTAGGAGCAAGAGAAGGCGCTCTTACTGCCCAAAAGCTTTTTGCTGAAACGCAGATGGAAGCGGCCAGACAGGGTAAATCTCCCGGCAGTAAAAATATTGTGAATATTGGAACATTTAATCCTAACGTTAGAGTTAACGAAGTTGATGACGCTACGCGAAGAACAACTGTAGGCCGTCAAAAAACATTAGCAGATGTTAGCCCTTCAACTCAAGAATTAGAAAACCAAAAGAAATTGCAAAATGATGCAGAAAACGAGGCCAAAATTGATGCTGCTAAAAATCAAGACGCTGTAAATAAAAGAAATGCTCAAGATGAATCCGGCGAAAACAAAGATGTTAAAAGTGCTGCTGAAATGAGAGTTGGGCCGCTTAAAATGAAGTCATCATTCAAAATGGGTGGATTTGGTAGTAAAACTTATAAAAAATAAATTATGGCTTTTCAAATGACACCAAAGTCTCCTCTATTTAAAAGGGGGGATGCACCTTCACGTAAAAAATCAAAAGGATATTACAATGAAGCTAAGCCAACCGGAACAGGTGCAGCTGCTGGGGGAGGTATGTCTCAGAAAGGCGTAGACAAATATAAAAAAGATAACCCAGGCAGTAAGCTTAAAACCGCGGTTACTAAAGACCCTTCTAAATTAAAGAAAGGGAGTAAAGCTTGGAAACGTAGAAAATCATTCTGTGCTCGATCAAAAGGCTGGACTTCAGAAAGAGGTAGGGCAGCTAGGCGCAGATGGAACTGTTAATATTATGAAATCAAAAGGACTAGGAGATTCAATAGAGAAATTTACTAAAGCAACAGGCATTAAAAAGCTTGTTGATAACATACCTGGAGACTGCGGGTGTGAAAAAAGAAAAAACAAATTAAATAAAGCATTTCCTTATAAAAAATGAAAAAAATTTGGCAATGGCTAACAGGTAGCGTAATCAAAGAAGTTGGCAACGTTATCGATAAGCTTACAACAACTAAAGAAGAAAAGTTAGAAGCACAACGTCTTATAACTGAAATTCTAGAAAAGGCTGATAAAGAAGCGCAAGAGCAAGTAACAGCAAGATGGCAAGCAGATATGGCTTCAGATAGTAAACTATCAAAAAACATACGCCCTATGGTGCTTATCTATTTAACTGTTATATTTACGGCATGCGCTTTTTTTGATGGTAATATTGGGGAGTTCAGCATTGCAGATGAATACATACCTATATTTCAAACTTTGCTAGTTACCGTTTACGGCGCTTATTTTGTAGGGCGTAGTTGGGAGAAGGCAAAATCAATGACAAAAAAAGATTAAATGGCAAGAATTAGTACGTATGTAATAGATAATAACATTACCGCCGCAGACAAGGTAATAGGTACTGATTCTTCTGGCGCAGTTACTAAAAACTTTAATTTAGCTGATTTAGGTGAGTTTTTATCTAAAGGCTATGTTAATGTAAACGGCCAACATTCTTGGACTTTTGTTAATCAGATACAAACTGGCGGACTGTATGGCCCTGCTAATGGTGCTTCAATAAGTAGTTTAACCACTATTAAGTTAAATGAAATAACAAGCGGCGAAAAAAATATAGAAGACTTTTTATTAGAATATAGAGGCAAAAGAATATTATTAGTTGATATAGTAGACCCTAATATATATGGGCTATTTGATGTAACAAGCATTGCAGAAGATCAAACTAATTTAAATAATTATGATATAGGCTTAGACCATATATCAAGCAATGGGATATTAACCCTAGATAAAGTATATGCAATATCAATGTACGCTCAAGACGCGACATATGCGCATAGACAAAATAATGCTTCAACTACTTGGGTTATAAACCATAATTTAGGTAAATTCCCAAGCGTTAGCATAAAATTTTCCAGCAGCGACCAAATATATGAAAATGTTGGAGCTTTTGCTGGTGTAGAATATACGGATCAAAATAACTTAACAATTAACCTAGCGGCCGCGGAAAGTGGGTACGCTTATTTAAACTAAAAATATGGCAATTCCATTTTTAAATCACTTAGACTTACGAAGTATATCGGAGTTACAAAACGCGATACTTCACAAAACAACAACAGCCACAGCATCTAATGTTGAGGGTAAAATTATTTATGATACAGGCACTAATAGCTTGCAGTATTACAACGGAACATCTTGGATTAACTTGGATGGCTCTGGAGATATTTCCGCGGTTGTAGCTGGTGCAGGTTTAACAGGCGGCGGCACTTCTGGTTCTGTTACATTAAATGTAGGAGACGGCGCGGGTATTACAGTTAACGCGGATAGTATTGAAGCAAATGTTGATGATATAACTACACAAATAGTATCTGATAATATTGTTGCTAAAACTGCTGCTGTTACAAATGGTAGCGCTCAACTAGCTACCGGTGATCAAATATATGACTTTACAGTAGCTTTACCTATTAGTACATTTACAAATGACTCGGGTTATATTACAGGTAATGAAACTATAACTTTAAGTGGTGATGTTACCGGCTCTGGTACCACTAGTATTACGACTACAATTGCATCTGCTGCTGTTGAATCAGGAATGCTTAATAATAATGTTATTTCCGGCCAAACAGCTTTAACAAGCGGCTTAGCTGCAACGGATGAATTTTTAATTAGTGATGCAGGCGTTATAAAAAGAATGGATACATCTGTTCTACAAACGTATATGCAGAATAACCTTACCTTCAGTTCTGGAACAGTAACAGGTACTGGTACAACTAATAAAATTCCAAAGTGGGCTAGCTCAACATCTTTAACAGACTCTCTTATATCGGATAATGGGACAACCGTAACTATATCGGGTAACCTAGACGTTGAAGGAACAACTACAACTATAGATTCCACAACTGTTGCTATTGGCGACAACATGATGAAGTACGCTAAAGATAATACAGCTAACGCTTCAGATATTGGTTGGTATGGTGTTATTAATGATGGTACTGAAAAATACTCAGGTATGTGGTATGACGCAAGTACTGGAACCTCAACGCCAAAATTTGCATTAGGTATTGCTACAACAGAACCGGCTGGAACAGGGACTATCGCTGTTACAGGTACATTAGTAGCCGATCTAGAAGGTAATGCTGATACAGCTACAACACTAGAAACTTCAAGAAACTTTTCTATAACTGGTGATATTACAGCCGCTGCAGTTAGTTTTAATGGTTCTGGCAATGTTGTATTAAACGCTGATATTGATGCTAATGTCGTTGGTGCTGCTGAACTTAATGTTTCTGGTAATGGAACAAATGGACAAGTTTTGGCTTCTGACGGTGATGGTACTTTTTCTTGGGCTGATGCTGGTGCTGACACTCAATTGGCAACAGCTGCTGCTCTTATTGACGTTAGCGCAATGGGATCAAACACGACAGCCTCGTTCACACATAGCTTAGCGTCTAAAAACTTAATTGTACAAATGTATGATGTTACAACCGGTGAAGTCGTATTTGCGGATATTGACCACACTAGCAACAACGCTATTTCAATAATTTTTGCAGCAACTCCTACAAATGACATTAGAGTAGTTGTGATTGATGCTAAAAACGGGTTGACTGATAAAACAGTTAGTTACTCATAATAATAAAATATAATTTATGGCTCAAAAGTTTTTAACAAACATAGAGCTTGAAGCCGGCTTAGTAGATGGTAGTAATTCAACTGGAACCTCTGGTTATTTACTATCGTCTACAGGCACAGCTACAAGTTGGGTAGACCCAGCAGCAGTTTCTGTTGGAGAATCGGAACAAGTTCACATTGCTTGTAAAAACACTTCTGGGGTTGCTATTTCAAAAGGTGATCCTGTATATATAACCGGCACAGTAGGCGCTTCTTTTATAATTCAAATTGCGGCTGCAGACGCTAGTAATTCCGCTAAAATGCCAGCGGTTGGTTTAGCAGAAACAGATTTAGGTTTAAATGCTGAAGGATTTGTAATTGTTTCAGGTGTACTTAAAAACTTAACAACAGATCCATTATCAACTAGTGACGGCACGCCGTCTTCAAATGATACAGTATATGTAAAAGCTGGTGGTGGTCTTACAAAAACAAAACCTACAGGCAGCGGTAATTTAATACAAAACGTTGGTAAAGTTGGTAGAGTTAATTCTGCAAATGCAGGATCTTTAACCGTATCAACCATTATGCGTACCAATGATGTGCCTAACCTTACCACCGGCAAGATATGGGTTGGGTCATCTACATATACCACAGAATCTACAGTTGTCCACTTAGATGAGACTAATAGCCGTATGGGCATAAATACCAATTCACCTCAAGTTCCTCTTGAAGCAAAGTATACTGGCACTGAAGATGAAATAGTAAGAATAGTAGGCGCGGCTTCCGGTAAGCCTCAAATGACTTTCTATAACGACACTACTTTACATACAAAAATTGTTGCAGCAGGGAATAATGATTTTTCAATTACAAATACACATTCCACAGGCGATATATTTTTTGCGGCAGGTGGCGCAACTAGACTTCATATAGACTCTAATAGCAATGTTGGTATTGGAACAACATCTCCACAAGAAAAACTAGACATCTCAGCAGGTAATATTCGATTAGATGATAGTAGGCAAATAACTTGGGCTACTACAGACGCAAACGTCGGGCGAGTGAGAATATCTGGTAGCGAGGCGGCTGATAATATAGCCTTTTTCACAGACAATTCTGAAAAAATGCGTTTGACCAATACTGGTTTAGGTATTGGAACAACATCTCCACAAGAAAAATTAGATGTAAGAGGCAATGTACATGTAGAAGCTAGTTCACCATCTATAACACTTAAACATACTTCAGGATTTGCTCAAAATTATAGTATCACTAATGATAGTAATTTAGTTATAGAGAAAAATGGAACAGATGGTGGCGGCAAATTTATAATAAAAGACGAAAATGATTTAACTCCATTTACTGCTAGTTTTGATCTAAGTTCTCCAGATGTAATAATAAGCGGAGATTTAATAGCTAAAGACAAAACAGGCACTACACAGCATTTTATTGTAAAAGAAAATAACGGCAACGTTGGAATTGGAACGAGTGATCCTGCGTCAAGGCTAGAAGTAAACGGAGAAATTGATGCTAACGGAGGTGATGGTTATCGTATAGAAACAAAACCGTGGGCTTATTGGGCTTCAGATTTACTAACTTTAGGTGATTGGGACGGTGAAGGATATGCTACTCGTATAATGGGCAGTAATTCGTCAGAAGTGATGAGGGTTACTGGAACAAACGTTGGTATTGGAACAACATCACCAGCTAGAAAGCTTCATGTTGCTGGCACCGCTAGGGTGGACAGTACCTTTTATTTGGGCACAGATGATAGTTGCGCATTTTTTAGATATTTTAATTCCCTTGTAATAACAAATAGTGCGTCCACGGCTATAAATCTTGGAGGCGGTCCTGGAAATGTTAATAACCACGTTTACATTGGGAATGGTAATTTAGATGTTAACGGAACCATACGAGGTAAGAACTACTTGTATTTAGAAGACGCGGCTGGAACTTTAAGAACAACCTTAAGATCTGAATCCACGTATGCAACATTAGATAACGGTTCTAATGTGCTTAATTACAACGCCGGTAACCATTACTTTTTAGTTGGGCTTTCTGAAAAAATGCGTATTAATTCCTCGGGCAATGTTGGGATCGGCACAACCAGCCCAGGTGAAAAACTTGAAGTTAATGGAACTGTAAAAGCAACAGCAACTACAGATGCTTATAAAGGATATATTAAGCAAGCGTATAATTGCAGCCCTTTAATGAAAACGGCAAGTTCTGCATATAATTTTGTGCCTTTTACATCAACTATTCTTACGAGTACAGCTGATTATTATAATAGAATGGTCGCTCCCTATGATGGCAGAGTTAAAAAAGTTATATTAAAACACACTGGAGGAGCAACACCTACAGCCACAAATGTAAACTTTAAAAAACATATAAACGATGTAACATCATCAACAATATATACAGGTACTGTTACAGGCGGCGCGGCTGCTGGTATGCAAGCTGAGTATAACTTTAATAACAGCGATTTTACTTTTAGTGATGGTGATACTATAGGCGTATTAATACAGGGGACCGGGATTGGCACCACAAAAACGCTTGGTGGAATGTCAGTGCAAATAATTGTAGAATATAATATTACTTAATATGGCTAGTATAAATGATAATATAAGAACCAAAAAACTTTATAAAAGTGGAGATACTACAAGAGCCTATAAAGACGCCAGTGGAGAAATTGTTGTGCCTTCTACAATAGCGTCAGATATAGCCGCAATAACAGATATAACAGACGTTATAAACGACGGGGTTAATTACGAAAATACAAAATATTTTTTAAAAGAAATAGAAAACATAAGACTAGATTTAGAGGAGCTGCATGCTTTTGTAAAAGATGCTTTTGGAAAAGATTCAACTACTGCCGCGTCAAAAGGTGATACTGGTGCTACTGGACCACAGGGCCCAAAGGGTGACACAGGAGCCACAGGCGCACAAGGCCCTAAAGGTGATACCGGCGCTACTGGTGCTACGGGACCACAAGGCCCGGCAGGTAGTGATGCTTCTGTAAGTGGGTTTAAAGGTCAAAAAACAGTTGGTAAAGAAACCTGGACATTTGAAGCGGGGTTGTTAAAATCAGTAAAATAAAAAAATTATGACATACGATTGGAATTGTAAAACAGTAGACGTACACCCTCAAGCAGAAGGTGAAACAAATGTGGTATATAATGTGCACTGGATTGTAACGGGCACAGAAGAAGATTATTCGGTTACAAGTATTGGCACGCAGGTAGTTCCTTTAGACTCTGAAGCTGACTTTATACCCTTTGAAGATTTAACTAATGAAATAGTTGTTGGGTGGACAAAAGACGCTATGGGCGAAGAAGAAGTACAGGCTATTGAGGATAATATAGCTAATCAAATAATTGAATTAGCAAGCCCTACTTCTGTAACTATGACAATAGGAGATTAAAGTAAGACGTAAATACGTAATACTTAACTATATGTAAAACAATTAAATTTAATAAAATGGCAAGTAAAATTAAAAAAGACGAGTTAACTAAACTTCAAGATTTAGTAAAGAACTATAATCAACATCAATTAAAACTAGGCGAGCTAGAGGTTGAAAAACACGGATTATTGCACAGCATATCTAATGTGCAGCAAGATCTTCAAAAGTTTCAAGATGAGTTAAGAGAGACCTATGGGGATGTTAGCATTGACATCAATGATGGCAAAATAAAAGAAAATGAGCCTAGTAAGGAAGATTAGCATAGGAAGAGATTATAAAAATGACGCCATGCACTACTCTGTAGGCCAGGAAGTGTATGGTGGTCATATTATAGAAAATATAATAGAAGAAGATACTAAGTACTCTATTTATATTAAAAAGAATAATGAAATATTGCCGTGGAAAGATTTTAATAAGAACATGGCAATAGCGGTTGAATATGATTTGGAATATTAATGAATGCTTTATTTAACTTTATAGTTGAACCAAAAACTGGTAGAACTACAGCTGTAAAAAAAATTGAAGACTCTGAATTAATATTAAATACTGAATTACAAAATCATCACTATGTTAGCAGGCTTGGTGTTGTTAAAGCATTACCGCTTGCGTATAGCACAAAAATAAAAATTGATGATGAAATTTTAGTGCATCATAATGTATTCAGAAGATTTTATGATATTAGAGCTAAAGAAAAAAATAGCCGTAGTTTTTTAAATGAAAACGAATTTATAGTACAACCGGATCAAATATTTGCATATAAAAGAAATGGCGAATGGAAATGTGTTGATGGTTATTGTTTCGTAAAACCAATAAAAGAAACTGAAAAGTTTTCAATTAATAAAGAAAAAGAAGGGGTTGGTATTGTAAAATATACTGACGGCGTTGTTGAGCAAAATTCTTTAGTTGGTTTTAAACCGGGATTAGAATATGAGTTTTTTATTGAAAAAGAAAGACTATACCGAATACCAAGCAATTTAATTTTAATGAAATATGAATATCAAGGAGACGAAGAAGAATATAATCCAAGCTGGACACAAAGCAGTTGATGAGCTAATTAAAGTTGCTGAAGAAAAAATCATTACTAACACAGAGGATGATGTTTCTGCAGACAGGCTGAAAAACGCAGCCGCCACAAAAAAGCTTGCAATATTCGATGCCTTTGAAATATTAAATAGAATACAAGAAGAAGAGGCAATCCTTGAAAATAAACCTAAAGAAGAAAAAAAAGAAGCTTTCAAAGGTTTTGCAGAAAGAAGATCTAAGTAATGTACGAACAAACTTTATATAAGGTTGTTGAACCTATAAAAAATACTACCGTACATAGATTAAATAAAGGTAAGAAGTGGAGCTATGGCTATAATAAAGAACACGATATTGTAGTTATTAGCAAAACGGGACAAATAGGTCAGATATACGAAATACAGGGGCTTAAAATAGCGCTACCTAAGGAGCCTAAAAACATCATTAAGGGTAACAACAAGTGGGAAGCTAAAGAGTACCCTAAAGAGCTTAAAAACATTAAAAGTATATTTGACTGGAAAACATATCCAGATGAATTTAAGGAAAAATGGGAAACGTATATCGACGAAGAGTTCAGACGACGTGAAGAAGGCTATTGGTTCTATAATAGAAGTATGGCTACTTACCTTACTGGTACTCACTATATGTACCTGCAGTGGACCAAAATTGATGTAGGACGACCAAACTTTAGAGAAGCAAACAGATTGTTTTTTATATTCTGGGAAGCTTGTAAAGCGGATAATAGATGCTACGGTATGTGTTATCTTAAAAACCGTCGATCAGGTTTTTCTTTTATGTCATCGGCTGAAGCAGTAAATTTAGCCACAATATCAAGCGATGCTAGATTTGGTATATTATCAAAGTCTGGTGCTGATGCAAAAAAAATGTTTACAGATAAAGTGGTGCCTATATCGGTTAACTATCCTTTTTTCTTTAAACCAATACAAGATGGTATGGATCGGCCAAAAACCGAGCTTGCTTATAGAGTGCCAGCTTCAAAGCTTACAAGAAAATCAATACAATCTTCTGATCAAAGAGAACAGCTTGAGGGCCTTGATACGACAATAGACTGGAAAAACACTGGGGACAACTCGTACGACGGGGAAAAATTAAAACTATTAGTCCATGACGAAAGTGGCAAATGGGAAAGACCAGATAACATATTAAATAACTGGCGTGTAACTAAAACAACGTTAAGGTTAGGTAGTAGGGTTATTGGCAAGTGTATGATGGGGTCAACATCAAATGCTTTGGATAAAGGAGGTGAAAACTTTAAAAAACTTTATTATGCTTCAGATGTTACCAAGCGAAACCGCAATGGACAGACTGCTTCGGGATTATATAGTTTGTTCATACCTATGGAATGGAACTACGAGGGATTCATTGATTCTTATGGGTTACCTGTATTCGACACTCCCAAAAAACCTACAGAAGGACCATATGGAGATCCTATTGACGTAGGAGTTATAGAACACTGGCAAAACGAAGCAGACGGACTAAAAAACGACCAAGACGCTTTAAATGAATACTACAGACAGTTTCCAAGAACAGAGGAGCATGCGTTTAGAGATGAAACTAAAAATAGTATATTTAATTTAACAAAAATATACGAACAGATTGATTATAACGAAGATCTACGTAATAGTAATGTAGTAAGTACTGGTAGTTTTAGTTGGGAAAACGGTATTAAAGATTCAAAAGTAAAATTTACACCCAACCCAAATGGTAGGTTTAAAATAACTTGGGTACCGGGAATTGAATTACAAAATAAACAAATTGTTAAAAACGGTGTTAAATATCCCGGCAATGAACATATGGGTGCTTTTGGTTGTGACTCATATGATATATCAGGAACAACAGACGGAAGAGGATCTAAGGGTGCGTTGCACGGATTAACTAAGTTTAGCATGGAGGACCACCCCCCGAACACGTTTTTTCTTGAATATGTTGCAAGACCGCAAACAGCTGAAATGTTTTTTGAAGATGTATTAATGGCTTTAGTATTTTATGGGATGCCATTGCTTGCAGAAAATAATAAACCTCGTTTGTTATATTATTTAAAAAGAAGAGGTTATAGAGGATATTCGATGAACAGACCTGATCGTTTATGGAATAAATTATCAGTTGCTGAAAAAGAAGTTGGAGGTATACCAAACTCCAGTGAAGATATTAAGCAGGCTCACGCTGCTGCTATTGAATCTTATATAGACAAATACGTGGGTGTTAAATCAGATGGACAGTACGGAGATATGTATTTTAACAATACATTAAATGACTGGGCAAGATTTGACATTAATAAAAGAACAAAATTTGATGCCGCTATTAGTTCAGGGCTGGCTATTATGGGATGTAATAGACATTTATACAGACCTGTTGCGGATAGAGAAAAACAAAAATTAAACTTAAGTATCGCTAAGTATACAAATAGCGGATCAATATCAAAAATAATAAAATAAATATGGCTGAGTCAGTTATAAAAGATTTTTTTCCTAGTCAAGTAGCTAGTGATGCTGAGAAGATGTCAGCTGAATATGGGCTAAAGGTAGGTAGAGCTATTCAAGACGAATGGTTTAAAATGGATACCGGTACGACTAGATATAAAACAAATCAGCATGCTTTTCATCGGTTACGATTATATGCACGCGGAGAACAAAGCATACAAAAATATAAAGACGAGCTATCTATAAACGGGGACTTGTCATATTTAAATTTAGATTGGAAACCTGTTCCTATTATACCAAAGTTTGTTGATATAGTAGTAAATGGAATATCTGAAAGATCGTTTGACATAAAAGCATATTCACAAGATCCTTATGGCGTTAGTAAACGTACAAAATATATGGAGTCTATTATTCGTGATATGCAAACGCAAGAATTAAACGAAATAGCTTTAGAAGCTTTTGGTGTTAGTTTATTTGAAAATAACCCAGAAGAGCTTCCAGATACTAAAGAGGAATTAGAATTACATATGCAGCTTAGTTATAAGCAAGCTGTAGAAATTGCAGAAGAGCAGGCTATTAACACACTATTGGAAGGTAACAGATACGATCTTACTAAGAAACGCGTTACTTATGATTTAACAACTATAGGTATTGCTGCCGTTAAAAATACATTTAACCAGTCTGAAGGCGTAAAGGTTGAATATGTTGACCCCGCTAATTTAGTTTATTCCTACACAGAGTCGCCTTATTTTGAAGATATATATTATGTTGGCGAAGTTAAGCAAGTTCCTTTAAACGAGCTTAAAAAACAATTTCCAGATCTTACCAACGATCAAATGGAAAGAATTAGTAAAACTGCATATACAAGCAATGGCTTTTATGACAGAACGTTAACTAACTATAATGAAGCTGATTCTAACACCGTTCAAGTGTTGTATTTTAATTACAAAACTTACATGAACGAAGTGTATAAAGTAAAGGAAACAGCCACAGGGGCCACAAAAATATTGGTACGTGATGATCAGTTTGATCCACCTGTTGAAGTTTTAGAGCAGCAGTTTGGCAAGCTATCTAGATCATTAGAGGTATTATACGAAGGTGTACTAATATTAGGAACTGATATATTGCTTAAATGGGCAATGGCTAAAAATATGATGCGTCCTAAAAGCGATTATACTAAAGTAAAAATGAACTATAGTATTGTTGCGCCTAGAATGTATAAAGGAAAAATTGAATCATTAGTAAGCCGTATAACTGGTTTTGCTGATATGATTCAGCTTACACATTTAAAGCTACAACAGGTAATGTCAAGAATGGTGCCAGACGGCGTTTATCTTGATGCTGACGGTTTAGCTGAAATTGATTTAGGTAACGGAACAAATTATAATCCGCAAGAAGCTTTGAATATGTTCTTCCAAACAGGTTCTGTAATTGGTAGATCATTTACTCAAGAAGGTGATATGAACCCTGGTAAAGTGCCAATTCAAGAAATCACAAGTGGTTCTGGCGGTAATAAGTTAGGGGCGTTAATTAACACATATAACTATTATTTACAGATGATCCGTGACGTAACGGGTCTTAACGAGGCTAGAGACGGCAGTACACCAGATTCTAGAGCTTTAGTTGGCGTACAAAAAATGGCCGCTGCAAATTCAAATACTGCAACGCGTCATATATTAAATGCTGGTTTATTTATAACAGCAGAGCTGGCTGAATGCTTGTCACTAAGAATATCTGATATATTAGAGTTTTCACCCACTGCTGATGCTTTTATACAAAAGATCGGCGGTCACAATGTTGCTACACTGCAAGAAATGAGTGAATTGCATTTGTATGATTTTGGTATATTTATTGAACTAGCGCCAGATGAAGAAGAAAAAGCAATGCTCGAAAATAATATTCAGACGGCATTATCAGCTGGTCTTATTGATTTAGACGATGCTATAGATTTACGTGATATTAAAAATATAAAGCTAGCTAATCAATTATTAAAAATTAGACGTAAGCGTAAATTAGAGCGTGATCAGTTAATGCAACAGCAAAATATTCAAGCTCAAGCAGAGGCTAACGCACAAACACAACAAGTTGCTGCTCAAATGGAAGTTCAAAAGCAAAACGCTATCACTTCTCAAAAAATGCAACTTGAACAAACAAAAGCAGAATTAGATTTACAAAAGCTACAACAAGAAAAAATGGCTAAAATGGAACTAATGAAGCTAGAGTTTGAAATGAATATGCAGTTAAAGGATGCTGAGGTTGAAACATATAAAGCAAGAGAGTCATTTAAAGAAGACCGTAAAGATGACAGGACTAAGCTTCAAGCTTCACAGCAAAGTGAACTTATAGAGCAAAGAAAGAATAATACTCCGCCTAAAAACTTTGAATCGTCGGGTAACGATATAATTGGCGGTGGATTTGACTTAGGTTCCTTTGAACCCAAGTAATAATAAGTAAAGTAATTATATAATATTTTATCATGGAAAACCAAGAAAACGAGGCTATTGAAAATGTAGCCGCAGAAACCAATGAGCAGCCAGTTGAAGAAACAGGTAAGCTAAAAGTAAAACGTCCAAAACAATTTGTTAAACAAAACACAGAAGACGACGTTATTAAAGTTGATTTAAGACAAAACAAAGAAGAAGATGCCGTTCAAGAGCAAAGCACAGATGCAGGCAATGATATTGTCGAGCAACCCCAAAACGAGGGAGGTAGCGAAGAAGTGGTTGAAGAAGTACGGGACACCGAACAAAATGAAGAGCAACCCGTTCAAAATGAAGAGCAACCCGTTCTTGAAGAAATAATTGAAGAAGAGGTACAAGAGCAAACCGAACAGTTAACAGAGGATGTAGCTGAAGCAATTGCTGAGCAAAAAGAAACAGGTGTTGAACTTCCTGAAAATATTCAAAAAGTTGTAGACTTTATGAATGAAACCGGTGGTACACTTGAAGATTATGTACGATTAAATCAAGATTACTCTCAGTTAAATGAAACACAATTATTAAGAGAGTATTACGAAAACACAAGACCTCATCTTGATAAAGAAGAAATTGACTTTTTAATGGAAGACAATTTTGCATTTGATGAAGAGCTTGATGAAGAAAGAGATATACGTAAAAAGAAAATAGCTTATAAAGAAGAGCTAGCAAAGGCTAAAACCCACTTAGATGGACTAAAGTCTAAATATTACGAAGAAATTAAAGCTGGATCAAGGTTAAATCCTGAACAGCAAAAAGCGGTTGAATTTTTTAATCGCTATAATAAAGAAAATGCGGAAGCATCTAAAGTAGCTGAAAAGCAAAAGCAAGTATTTTTAAACCAAACCAATAATGTTTTTTCAAATGATTTCAAAGGTTTTGATTATCAAGTAGGAGACAAAAAATACAGATTTAATATTAAAAATGCTAGCGAGATTAAAGAAACCCAAAGCGACATTAATAATTTTGTCAAGAAGTTCTTGAACGATAAAAATGAAATGTCAGATGCTAAAGGTTATCATAAATCATTATTTACAGCTATGAATGCCGATAAGATAGCACAACACTTTTATGAGCAAGGTAAAGCCGACGCTATGAAAGAGAGTATGGCTAGAACGAAGAATGTTAATATGGACGCGAGAGGTGTGCATGAAAAAGTTACGTCTTCAAGTGGTTGGACTGTTAGAGCTATAAATGGGCAAGATACTTCTAAACTGAAAATTAAACTTAGAAAATAAAAATTTAAAATTTAGAAAAAATGGGATCATTTACTACCCAGGTAGCTGGGTTAACTCCAAGACCAGTCAAAGAATTGGCTTGGGATAATTATTTAAACATTGACGATTTAAAATTCGATCAACAATTTTTGCCAGAAGTATACGAAAAAGAAATCGAAAGATTTGGAAATCGTACAATTTCTGGATTCTTAAGAATGGTAGGCGCTGAAATGCCTATGGCTTCTGACGTTGTAACTTGGGTTGAGCAAGGGCGTTTGCACATTGCTTATGATAGCCTTGTAATTGCTACAGGACAAGCTCCAGTTGTAAATACAATTTCAGGATTACCTACTGGACACTTAATTCAACCAGGTATGACTATCGCTGTTTCTAACGCAAGTGGATCAGAAGTGGATAAAGCGTATGTAAAAACTGCTGCTGCTAACTCTATTACAGTTGAATGTTATGGACAATCTGCTGATGGTGGACTTTCTATTACTGCAAGTGCTGCTACAGATAAGAAATTATTTGTATATGGCTCTGAGTACGGAAAAGGTTCTTCAGGCGTAGGTAATCAAATTGAAGCTAGTTCTTCTTTCTTTAGCAACAAACCAATTATTTTGAGAGACAAGTATTCAGTATATGGATCTAACGTTGCTCAAATTGGATGGGTTGAAGTTACTACTGAAGCTGGAACAGGTGGATACTTATGGTACTTAAAGTCTGAGCACGAAGCAAGACTACGTTTCCAAGATTATCTTGAAATGTCTATGGTAGAAGCTGAAAAATCACAAAATGCCGCAGGTACAGCCGATAGAGCAATTACTCCAGTAGGTAGCTACGCTCAAGGAGGTGCTGAAATCACTGGTACTGAAGGTTTATTTGCTGCTATTGAAGATAGAGGTAATGTATTTACAGGTCTTGACACGGCATATGGAAACTACGCTGCTGCTGATGCTGGTGCAGGTGCCGCTGGGTCTTATGTTACAAACAACGGTATTGATGAATTTGATACTATTCTACAACAATTAGACACTCAAGGTGCTATCGAAGAAAATATGCTTTTCTTAGATCGTGCTACTGCTTTAGGATTTGATAATATGCTTGCTGCACTTAACGCTCCTTATGGAGGTGGTACTTCTTATGGTGTATTTGAAAACTCTGAAGATATGGCTCTTAACTTAGGATTTAACGGTTTCCGTAGAGGTTCTTACGATTTCTACAAAACTGACTGGAAATATTTAAATGACTCTACAACTCGTGGAATCATCGATGATATCGAAGGTGTATTAGTTCCTGCTGGAGTTTCAACAGTATACGATCAGCAATTAGGTACTAACATCCAAAGACCATTCTTACATGTACGTTATAGAGCTTCTGAAGCTGACGACCGTAGAATGAAATCTTGGATTACAGGATCTGTTGGTGGAAACTACACTAGCGACGAAGATGCAATGAATGTACACTTCTTATCAGAGCGTGCACTTTGTGTTCAAGGAGCTAACAACTTTGTATTGTTCAAATCATAAGTTTTATATAAGTAAGGTTACCCTCGATGTATCTTCGGGGGTAATTCTTACCTTTTATTAATTATTTAATTTTATTATATCATGGCTAAAAAAGCTAAAGCAGAAGAAACTGTTGAGGTTGCACCTCAGCCTGTAGTTGCTAAAAAAGTAGCTGCACCAAAACCACAAAAGCCTGAATGGGAATATAGAGACAGGCTATATACTTTAAGAAAAAATAAAACACCATTAACATATGTAATACCTTCAAAGCATTCTGGTAAAAATAAACTATTATGGTTTGACCCAGAAAAAGGATATCAAAGAGCTTTAAGGTATGTTACAAACCAGCCTACCCCTTTTGTAGATGAACAAACTGGAGTAGTTACGCTTGGTAGAATTGTGTTTAAAAATGGCGCTTTAAGGGTGCCAAAAGAAGACGTTGGTCTTCAAAAATTATTATCTTTATATCATCCTTTAAAGGATTTATTATATGAAGAATATAATCCAGTTCAAATTTCAGTTAATGAAACAGAACAAATAGAGCTTGAGATTGAAGCATTACTTATTGCAAAACAAATGGACATTAACGAAGCTGAAGCAGTTTTAAGAGTTGAGTTTGGAAGCAAGGTAGATGAATTAAGTAGCTCTGAATTAAAAAGAGATCTTTTAATATTTGCTAAAAAGAAACCAGGGTTATTTATAGAACTGGCTAATGATGATAACGTAGAGTTGCGGAACATCGGAATAAAAGCAACACAAGCTGGTATTATTCAGCTATCAAAAGATCAAAGAACATTTACATACGGTGATAATCAAAGAAAACTTATGACAGTACCTTTTGATGAGCACCCATATTCAGCGTTAGCCGCTTGGTTTAAAACTGACGAAGGTATGGAAGTGTTAAATCATGTAACAAAAAAATTATAAGTTACCATTGTAGTGATAGGCCGCTGTAATGGCGGCTTATTTACTATAAATACAAAAACAAATGGCAGTAAGTATAGATACAGTTTATCAAAAAGTATTAGCAATACTAAATAAAGAACAGCGTGGATATATTACTCCTCAGGAATTTAATTTATTTGCCAATAGAGCACAGTTAGATTTATTTGAGCAGTATTTCTACGACATTAATCAATTTGGCAGAATGCACGGTAATAGCACTGAGTATTCAGACATGCTAAATGTATTAAATGAAAAAATTAATATATTTGAGACTACTGCTACTTTAACATATAGTACAGATCATTTTGATCTGCCTACAAACCTTTATCGTTTAGGTACAATTATATATGCTAACACCACAACTGACAACTTCGGTGTTACATCTACAGAGCCCATAGAGGCTGAAAGAGTTAATAAAAACGAAATTCTATACATTAACTCATCCCCGCTAACTAGACCAGCTAATACTAGACCTATATACACATCTGACTCAACAGGTGTTAATGTCTATGGGGCGGCTGAATTAACATCTGCAGTTACTTGCAATTACGTTAGAAAGCCAGCTACTCCCAACTGGGCATACCAGATTGTTTTCGGGGAGCCACTGTATGATGCAGCAAATTCAGTAAATTTTGAATTACACCCCTCTGATGAAACAGAATTGGTTACAAAAATATTAGAATCAGCTGGATTGTTAATTAAAGACATTAGCTTCTATCAAGTTGGTGATAAAGAAGAAATGGAAACTGTACAACAAGAAAAATCTTAATAAATGAGTTTAATCACCCAAACAAACGAACAGTATTACGAGGGACCAGATGGAATTTGGAACAGCTTAGATGAAAACTATGGTGACTATCAATTCATTTCTCTTAAAGATATTATAAATAACTTTATTATAGCTTATGTTGGCGAAGATAAAATTATAAGTAAAATAAAAAGAACTGATATTGTATTTCACGCTAAGCGCGGTGTACAGGAATTAAATTTTGATACGCTGCATTCTTTTAAAGCACAAGAAATTGAAATAGGCCCTCAGCTATATATGGTATTGCCGCAAGACTATGTTAACTATATAAAGTTTACATGGACAGATAGCGCTGGTATAGAACACGTAATATATCCCGCAAGCAAAACTTCTGATCCACCAGCTATATTGCAAGATGATAATTTTGAATATACGTTTGATAATAATGGTGAAATATTATATGCTCAGGAATCAGAAACTTGGAAAAAGTTTAGCTCTACTGGCATTAGCCCAGAAGACCCAATGTCTGAAGCAGCTGCCGCGGATAAAATATATGAGCAAAACTTAGGCAGACGATATGGTATTGATCCTCAGTTTGCACAATCAAATGGCACATTTTTTATAGACCAAGTTAGGGGATTAGCAAGATTTAGCTCAAATATGGTGCATAAAATTGTAACATTAAAGTATGTTAGCGATGGACTTAATGTTAAAGAAGAGGAAATGCGTATACATAAGTTTGCTGAAGAGGCTATGTATAAATACCTTGCGCACGCTATATTAGCAACAAGGGCTAATACCCCTGAATATATGATAGCGCGTTTCAAAAGAGAAGCTGCAGCAACTAAGCGTAATGCTAAATTAAGACTTTCAAATATAAAATTAGAGGAAATCACGCAAGTATTGCGAGGTAAATCTAAACAAATAAAACACTAATATATGCCAGAATTTATTCACAGCTTCCAGCGTGGAAAAATGAACAAAGACCTTGATGAAAGGCTTGTTCCAAATGGAGAATATCGAGATGCTTTAAATTTAGATTTAGCAAATTCAGATGGGTCTAACATAGGCACATTACAAAGTGTTAAAGG